TGTTGCAAATGTGGATAATATAACAATAAATATCGACAGAAGCATGATTTGTGCAAGTCAACTTGACCTTATGGATTTGGCAGGTGTTGGAAGAACTAATCAAACTGTTAAAGGCAACTGGGATTTAATACAAGATTTAGCTTTAAAAATTGCAAGTTTGGGAACGTCATTCCATACAGATTCTAAGTACAATAATTTTAAAGTTGAGCTAAAAATGTTATCTGGAGACGAACAGTTTGAGGGAATCTATGACCCTAAAATGTATCGTTTTGTAGTGTAGAAAGGAGAGTGAGGAATTATGGCAACAGTTTATAGATGGGGGAAATATGAGAGGAAAGAAAATTACAGATATGAAAGTTCCAAAACTTTTATAGAAAATAGAACTTTTGAATATGTTGATTTAGATAAAGAAGAACCAGTTTTTTATGTTGGTCAAAGAATAGGGCCTAGTACGTATCAATTAATGCCAAAAGATTGTTACGGAATAATAACCAACGTAGATGATAGAAATATAAGTCATCAATATATTACCATAGATATTTTTAAAGATAGAAGCCAAAGAGTTTTTGATGGCTATTCTAAAGGTTCTAAAATATCCACAGTAACCTCCACCAACAGAAACGCCTATCCAAATGACAATTATTCTGGTTCTTACTGGTATGTTTACGAAGGAGTCGACAACCAACCTCCAACAATATCTGGACAAGATGAGGATTTAGGTGGATTTAAAGCTCCATTTACGAAAAGTTTTAGCGTAAATGATAGAGATACAAACGAAACACTTAACGTAGTTGTTAAACTTAATGGAGCAACAATAAGAACTATTAACAACGCAACAAAAAATGAATCTTATACAATAGACATTGACAAAGACAAATTTGACAACGTTGAGTTAAATAAGACAAATACAATAGAAATTACAGTTAGCGACACTAAAGGTGCAAGTGCTGTAAGAAGATATACATTTAGAAAAGTTAACTCCAACCCAGTTGTAGAAGTTACAAACGCACACATGGGAACACAAAACAAGCCTTTTAGCTTTAGTTTTAGTGCAATTGACCCAGATAACGATAATGTGAGTGTAAAAATCTACATTGATGATGTGCAAATAAAAGATTTAGGTACAGTTACAAAAGCACAAAACACAGTCTCTATTGGCAAGCTAGATTTTGCAAAACTTAAAAATGGAAACCATAAAATAAAGATAGAGGCTACAGACAGTTATGGAGCAAAAGGACTTGGATATGTAGATTTTACTAAAAATCTAACTTATTGCTGGTATAGACTTACAAAAGAGGTAGACGCACAACCAAGTGCAATTGTTACAAATGTGCTTTGTGAACTTGCAAAAGGTGCAAAATTAACAGTTAAGGTATGCTTGAACGCTAACGATAGCAATCCAACTTGGGAAGTTGTTCCCGAAGAATTAATAGGACAAAAATATAACTTTAAGACAAAAACAAAGACAGCGAGCAAATGGTGTATTGGAGTGGACATAAGAATAGATAGAGCAGATACACCAGCAGGAATGGAATCCTATTTTTATGGATTTGTGGGAGCATACCAATAAGGAGGAAATTATGAGCGTAGAATTTAATAACGAAGTTCCTTTAAGTATTTTGCAAAAGCTAGAAGATACTCCAGAGGAAGTTAAAAAGGACTTAGAAGAATTTAAAATACAATCTGCAATGGCACAAGCAGAAATTTTTGAAAAACTGGAAAGTGACAAACTTACAGTAATGTCGGCACTTGCAGAGACTTATGAAGCAAATTTAGGAGATAATTAATATGGTAGCAGTTTATGTATATTTAATACAAATGGGAAAAAGAACATTAGAACAAGTTCCTAAAATTTTAAGAGAAGAAGTTAAAAAGGCTTTAGAAAATGAAAAATAAAATATGTTTAGTTGGGGCATCTCTTGTAGGTGCTTTTTTAATGCTAAAAATCTTATTGAGAGGAGGTGAAAACATGGACGTAGTATATGCAACACTTATTATTTATGGTAAAAGAACTTTTGCACAAGTACCACTTTGCCTTAAAGAAAGAACAAGAAAATGTTTAGAAGATTTAGGTATGGGAGAACTTGCAAAAGAAGAGCAAGCATAACTTAAAGAACGGGAGGTTAAATCCTCCCTTTTATTTTTATAAAGAAGGTGAACAATGTTAGAACTATACCAACCAATAGTGAACTTTGGTGTATTAGTTGTAATTGCAGCAATGTACTTATGGCAAACACCTAAAACAATAGAAAAAGTAACAAAAGTTATAGAAAGTAATACGAACGTGATAAGAGAGTCCCAGTTATACCACCAAAAAATGGAGACAATGTTAGAGGATATGAAAAAGGACATTGAGTATGTGAGAGAAAAAGTTGATGATAACGGTAATGCTGAACTTTTAGACAAACTTGTAAAAATACAAGAGCAATTGAATAAATTGGGAAAATAATATGGCAGGTCTAGAGCCTGCCAATTTAATTTATACATAGAGGAGATGATGTAATTGGTTAAAATACTTTTAGACCCTGGACATGGAGCAGGAAGAGCCCACAACAGAGGATTTAAGCAGGTAGAGAATCTGCCTTATTGCAACGAGGGAGACTGTAATTTTATTTACGCAAGAGACTTTTTAAAACCTGCTTTAGAAAAATATGGTTTTACTGTTGGACTTACAAGAACAAATATTACACAAAATCCTAGTCTTGCAGCAAGAGGCAGACAAGCAAAAGGGTATGATCTTATGTTATCTTGCCATTCTAATGCTGCAGCTGGAAATGTTAGAGGTGTTGAAGTATGGGATAGTACAAACCCTAAAGAGTCTACAAAAGCCTTGGGAGATAAGATTTGTAGAAATGTTGCTAATGCTTTAGGTACTCCTAATAGAGGAACAAAGTATAGAAGAAATAGGAACGGATCCAATTACTATGGAATTTTAAGGTTAGGCTATGCAAAACGAAATATGATAATTGAACACGTATTTCACGACAACTTGACAGATGCAACAGTTTACAGAAAAAACCTATCTCTAACAGCACAAGCCGTAGCAGATGCAGTTGCAGAATTTTATGGTGTTAAGACATCTACTCCAACACAAAATACCAAAGTAGATACAAGCACAGACGATTTTATTACAAATATCTTAAAAGCTCTTAAAGGACAAACTTTATATATACTGCCAAGTGTTACAATTGCACAGGCAATATTGGAGTCTAATTGGGGTAAGTCCACTCTTGCAGTAAACGCTAAAAATCTATTTGGTATTAAGGCTTCCAAAGACTGGAAAGGTGCAATATACAACAAAGCAACAAAAGAGCAAAAACCAACTGGAGAAGTCTATACAATACAAGCAGATTTTAGAAAGTATCCAACATTTTTAGACTCCATAAAAGACCACGACAACTTTTTTGTTAGCACTCCATGGAGGCAAAAAAACTATGCAGATGTACTTAATGCTAAAAATTATAAGACACAAGCATTAGCACTACAAAAATGTGGATATGCTACAGATAAAAAGTATGCAAGTAAACTTATTAATCTTATAGAGAGACTAGGGTTACAGAGATTTGACAAAGGAGATTTTGAAATGGTAAAAGATACAACTACTCCAAGCAACTGGGCAAAGAGCGACTGGGAATGGGCAAAAGAAAAAGGCATTACAGACGGAACAAATCCACAAGCTCCATGTACAAGGGAGCAAACTGTATCTATGCTAAAAAGACTATTTGACTTAATGCAGAAATGAAACTTGCCATAAAATTTAAACCAAGGTGTGAAGAAAGACCATGGTTATTAAAACGTGTTGGAGGAGAATATGAACAGCACGCACATCTTAAAACTAAAAAGGACGCACTAAAAGTTAGAAATTTAATAGATATTGGAAAATATCCTTATTGCAAAGATTACAAAATTGCAATGCAGAGGATTTTAACAGAGGAAGAGTTTAAAATGTTAGACAAAAAGCAAAGATATTTTAATAGCAACAGAGGAAAAAGATAAAAATGTTATTTTAGGCTAATATAAGACATACATTTATATTAGTTAAAAATAAAAACGTTAATTTGGGGGTATTTTAGAGATATTCCTTGAAACCCTTGAAATTCCAACGTTTATTGATATTGAAAGGTGGTGAGTTATGAAGAAAGAAGATTTTATTAGAAAATTAGGTAGCAGAAAATTCTGGGCATGTATTACAACAGTAATTATTGCACTTGTTGCATTTTTTAATGCACCAGCAGAAACCACAGAAAGAATTGTTGCTCTTGTAAGTGCTGTTGGTGGTTTATGTATTTATATGCTTAGTGAGGGAATTGCAGATAGCAAGCCTACAGATGTAACTAACGTAATTAAGACAGAAGATTTTAAGGAAGAATAAAATCAAAATTTCACGCTTTTTTGATTTTATAATTGAAAGTGGAAGATGAAAAATCAAATATTTAAGGATTTTTGATTTTATAATTTAAAGTGGAAGAGATAAAACTAAAAATTTAAAGATTTTTTGATTTTATGTAGATTTTTATTTTTTTTTATGATTAACTATAGCAAATTCAACTTAAAAAAAAAACAAACTGAACAAATGTACGAACGTAACTAATTAAAGATTAAATTGTACAAATGTAACTAATTGAATTAAATTATTTTTATTGATACTAAGGCTCTGGGAATGTGTATTTCTAGAGCCTTTTTTTGTTGCAAAAATATTTTAAAAAAGTTTTAAAAAAAGT